TTAATGATATTGGTAAGCAAGATACCATTACCATTGTAATCGGTTGTGATTACTTTTGGAAACGAATTAAAGTAAAACATTATCTCAAATCTCCGTTTTGTAACTTAGCCTTATCGATAATTTGTGTTTCTCTAAAACTCAAAGATAAAGTTGTTTGAACTGGTGCACCACTCTCAAAAGAAGACCAACCATTTGGTGCATAGTTTACTTCCATATTCTCTAATACACAATCACCATATTTTGGCAAATATCTATTTTCAACGCTATTAATCATAAAATTTACATTAAATAATGCTGGTGGAATAAGAAACATGGCATCCGTTTGAGTCTGAGCACCTGCTTGTAATGCTGGAGAGAAATAATACTTGAATGTGGATATGATTTTATCAACCTGTTCTGTCTCATCAGCAGATTTTGGAGTAAAGGTAAATGAGAGTTGAAAACTCCTCAAGTCAATACCTTTATATAACATCTGAACTTGTGGATTAATTGCATAACCTTGTGCCTGCAATACAAGAGATTGTGTGAGTTCTACATTTCCACCAGCAAGGCCTGCTCCAACACCAATGGCTTTTGCTTGAAGGTTTATGACACCTGGATCACTAGAAATTACACTTTTTAAATCAGCACCTTCAGCAAATTGTCCAGCAGTTTTAACTAAAGACCTAATACCTTGTATTGTTGACCCAAAAGCATCTTGTAATGATGGTGTATCATATGATGATTGGTAACCAGCGTTGAGTGTATCTGGCATATATAACGATATTACTGCACGAGGATTTGTGGTTTGTGGAGTAATTGACAATCCTTCTTTGATGCTTTGACCTATAGTAGTTGATGATAGCGTATTGATAAATGAAGAAAATGCACTAGAAACTGAATTTTCTACCGAATTTATGCCTTGAGCTAAAGTTTGTCCTACCACAGATGATGAAGTTATTGTAGAAGCTTCAGACAAAGCATTTTCAACTATTGCAGCGCCAGGAACATTATTAACTATGGATTGATTAACCGATGTTGCAGCACCAGAAACTGTGGATGCGGCCCATGATGCTGCAGCTTTAACAGCATTAGCACCTCCTGCACCAATTTTAGCACCAGAAACGACTCCATTAGTAGAAGTCCAACCTGCCGGTACAATTTCTTTAATGGAAAATTGTATGTAATGTGCTCTGGACGGATCAGTTGCTAAATCGGATGGATATTGAAGTGTTTGAACGCCATTACCCGCAAACAAAGCACTCAAAGGTCCTTTAGCCAGACCACCTAATGATCCGGGTAACGCTACACCTGCAACTGATGTTGGAATTGAAATAATGGCCATTAATTTCTTCTATAAAAATTGATATACATACTATTTATGGCATATTCAGGACGATTCACACCTACCAATCCTCAAAAGTATATTGGGGACTATCGAAACATCACTTACCGCTCATCGTGGGAGTGCCGTGTCATGGATTGGCTCGACCGTAATGACTCAGTAATATCTTGGGCTTCTGAAGAATTAATCGTGCCTTATGTGTCACCTGTAGATAATCGTTGGCACCGATACTTTCCTGATTTTATAGTGAAAATCAAAGGCAAAGATGGTAAACAGAGAACTTTGATGCTTGAGGTCAAACCAAAGTACCAAACTCAACCACCTAAACCACAGAAAAGAGTAACAAAGAAATTCATTAACGAAGTAGCCACCTGGGGAGTTAATGAGGCTAAATGGAAAGCAGCCAACGAATACTGTATGGATCGTGGCTGGGAATTCAGAGTCATTACAGAAGACCATCTTGGTCTCTAACTAAATACTCTAATGGAATCAATACTTACTACACTTACTGAAGAACACTCAGCGGCCAATTTACAAAAATTGTCTCGTGAGTCGATGTCATGGTACACCAAAAAAGTAGCCGACCTTAGAAATCCAATCAAATTGGCTAAAGGCATTAGTCAAGAGAAAAGTAGATTCGTTAGAACATTTGTCAAAGGTAAGTTATATTACTTTTTGTATGATCCAAAGTTGAAACATGAGTTGCCATATTATGATAAATTCCCTTTGGTTCTGGTGTTGGACAAATACGAGGATGGATTCCTTGGATTAAACCTACATTACTTACCAGTTAAGTACAGGATTATTTTTCTTAGGAAATTGATGCAGTTTGCTCTCCTGGATAACGAAGACGATATCAAGAGAATGAGAGTCACTTATGATATCCTAAACGCATCCAAGAGATTCCGAGAGTTCAAGCCATGTATAAAACGATACTTGTTTCCTCATATTAGGTCAAGGATTCTGGCGGTTCAACCAAACGAATGGGAAACCTCCATGTATTTACCGGTTCACCAGTTTAAAGGCGAAAAACCACAGCAGATATGGAAAGAATCCATGCAAGAGATTAGGAATTCATAAAAATGGCAGGTTCAATCAACGATTTTAAATCCAGTTTTGTAACCGACTTGGCTCGTCCGAGTCGTTTTGACGTTTCTATTCCTGTTCCTTTGACCTTGTATCCTTTCTTGAACACATCTAGAAATTTAAATTTTAGGTGTGAGGCTGCTCAACTGCCTAGTAGAACATTGGCCACAGCCGAACAAAAGTTTGGTTCCAATCCTATTGAAAAGTACCCGTATCAACCACAATACAATGATGTTGAGTTGACTTTTATTGTGTCTGATGATATGTCTGAGAAGATATTCTTTGATTCATGGTTGGAGTATATCAATCCATCTTACACCTTTAACTTTAAATATAAGACTGACTATGCAACGACCATCACCATCAATCAGTATGATGTTGCATCTAACAAAACATATTCTATTAATCTAATTGATGCTTACCCAATATCAGTCAACCAATTAGATTTAGAGTGGTCTAATACCGATTACCATAAATTGGTTGTGGTGTTTGCTTATACATACTGGCAGAACAATTCGGTGCAGGCTCTTGGTACAAGTTTGTTACAGACTGCTATATCACAAATTACTACTGGATTTGGTGGTCTTGGCCAAGCAAATCCAACACCAGATATTCCATCTTCTATGGTGACACAAAATCCAACTTTTAATCCAACATCTGCTGAAGATGGATATCAAATACCTAATCCAACATCTGCTGAAGATGGATATCAACTATCATAATTTATCAATTGATTTGAAAGGAAAATATTATGGCTTTGCCTAAAATTGATGCACCAGTCTATGAACTGGATTTACCATTATCTAAGAAACATATAAGGTTCAGACCGTTCTTGGTCAAAGAACAGCGTAATCTGATGATGGCTATGGAGTCTGACGATAAGAATAATATTGAAAAGAATATTCGTCAAGTCTTACATAATTGTACTTTGACTGACGGAATTGACATTGATGGGTTACCTATTTTAGATGTAGAGTTTTATTTTCTACAACTAAGAGCTCGTTCTGTTGGTGAAGTTGTTGAGAACAAATACAAATGTGAAAACTTGGTAGACAATAAACCTTGCGGCAATTTAATGGAATCCAACTTGAACCTGTTGGACATTAAAGTTAATATGCCAGAAAAACAATCTGATGTGATTCAGTTGAATGATAGATTGAGTATCAAACTAAAGTATCCTGAATTTTCTATATTATCGGCCGATATTTCATCAGCTACTGATTTGGCTTTCTCTATGATTGTCAACTCTATTGAATATATTTTTGATGGTGAACAATATTATTATGCCAAAGAATCTAGTCCTGAAGAATTGACTGAATTTGTTGAGTCTTTGAATCAACAACAATTCTCCAAGATAGAAGATTTCTTTAGTAATCTACCCACACTAAACAAGACCATTCAAATGGATTGTAAAAAGTGTGGTTTCCATCATACAATAGAAGTGGAGGGTCTTGAAAGTTTTTTCGGTTAACATTTCGTCATGATAATTTGAGGAATCACTATCAAACTAATTTTGCATTGATGCAACACCACAAATACAGTTTGACAGAACTTGACAATATGATTCCTTGGGAGAGAGACATCTATGTGTCTATGCTTATACAATATATTGAACAAGAAAACGAAAAAATCAAGCAAAGACAAGCTAGCAGATGATTACAGAAGGCCTACAAAATATAGCAGAAGGGTTTAAAAAGAAATTCAGCCGTGAAACCGTAGCTGCTACTGTAGGCAATCCTCGTAATGCCACTAGGCAAATGGCTCAAAGAAAACCTTCACCTATTAAGGCAATGGGTGTTAAGAAACCAACTGTCGGCAAAGTTGGTTCTGTTGATACAGCATTCTTTACTAAAGCTGCTGAAAAGAAAAATCCAAAATTAGAAAAAAATGATTCGGTGGCTGATGTTGCCGGTAAATTATTCAGTCTTATCAAATCAACCGAAAGAGAAAGAAAAATTCATTTTGAGTTGAATCGTGATTTTGAAAGAGAACATATAGATGAAGATACCAGACGCCACAAAGAATTGGTTGAAGCATTAAAAAAACGAAAAGAAGTTAAAGAAACGAAAAAAGAGCCTGAGAAAAAAGAAGAAAAAAAAGAACCTGAAAAGAAAGCACCTGAGAAAGCAGAAACTAAGGCCAAAGAAGAAGTTAAAAAGACTACTGAAAAGGCACCAGAACCGCAAGCTAAACCTCCAGAACCTAAAGCTAAACCAGCAGAACCTCAAGCTAAGCCACCAGAACCAAAAGTTAAGCCTGCAGAACCACCAACAGCTAAGCCTGCACCTGAAGCAAAACCACCAGTAACAGCAAAGCCTGTTGAACCTGCTCCGGCGGCACCACAAGCGCCAACGCCTACTGTTACAGTACCTAAACCTTCTATACCATCAGGTGTATCAACAGCTGCCAAGGTTACAGGAGCAACAATAGTTGGTGGATTATTAATGCCCGCAATAACATATGCTAATGCTATTGATGAAGCTTCCAAAACAGTTGGTGTAGACCGTGCTTTGATGTATGCAATTGCTAAACAAGAAAGTAATTTTAACCCAGAAGCAAAAGCTGGTACAAGTTCAGCAAAAGGTTTATATCAATTTATTTCCGGTACTTGGAATGACATGGTAAAAAAATATGGTAAAGATTACCCTATTCTGAAAGAAAAGGGACCTGAAGATGCAAATGCTAGTGCAATAGCTGGCGCTTTATTCATTAAAGAAAATTCTGCAATATTATCTAAAGCGAAAATACCAGTAGATGCAACTTCAGTCTATGCAGCTCATTTTTTAGGTGCTGGTGGTGCAAAAACATTATTTACTGCTGATCCAAATAAAAAAGCTGCTGATATAATGCCTGCTGCTGCAGCGGCAAATGATTTTATATTTTATGAAAAAACTGATAAAAAAGTAGATAAAAATAAACCTAGAACTGTAAAGCAAGTTATAAATGTTTTATTTGAAAAAGTTGGCCAATATCAAGAAAAATACGCTCAGGCATTACAACAAAAAGATTTAGGTACACAATTAGCATTGGGTTCAATACAAAACCAAAACCTTAAGAAAGAAGGTGCATCAGGTACCACAATTATTATGGATAATACACAAACAAACATATCACAATCTACACCGTCTAAACAAAAAACACTCGCACAAGGTAGTTCACCAGATTTACCAGCACATCAACAAGGATAAAAAATGGCAATGTCATATCAACAAGGCCGTAGAATTAGAGATACAGGTCTTAAAGAACTAATAACACAAAACATCGTTTCAGGTCAAGGTGTTGGTAAAGCTATTCGTTCTTCTATATCACAATCACTTAGAGCCAGAGTAACCGGTATCAAAGAGAAATTTGATCCGTTAAACATTGCCAAAGCTTTAACAGGTAA